TCCCAGCATAATCAAGACCCAGACCCTTCTCTTTACGAATACAACTCCAACCCCCATGAACGAATTATTTTTATCCCTGAAGAGCACAGACTTCCTGAACTCAGGACGTGCCGGATTTTCCACTCCGGTACACGAACACGCCGTCATCATTGGCGGTGCGTTCACCACGGCCGCACGCAGCGTTGCGCATGTTATTGCAGCACCTGTGCACGCGCTCCTCCGATTGATCCGCGAGTATTTTTATGCTTGCGTTGATCGCTTTGTGAGCGCCGGCCCCACCGCGCCACGCTGGACGCTACCCTCCATGCCCGCTTTCCCGCGATGCGCCCCTACACTGCAGCTCACCGAATGGTTTGAGCGCACTGTAACGGATCGCTTGCGGACTGCCGACGTGGGGGAGCAGGTTGGATTCCTGCGAACGGCGGCCACCAGTGTCGCCGGCGTGGCGGCTACACAGGCCGCCAACGCAATACGCGAAGCCACGACCGTGGTGACGTATGAGTGTGAACCCCGTGAGGGTGGGTTCCACGTTAACCTCCTGCGCCGGCCAAGGGACCTCCTCAAGGAGGGACTGCGGGCTTATTCCCGCCATAAGGCCAGCGCTGCGGAGATGCCTGGGGCTCTCGGAGCCCTGGAAGCAGCGACTTCTGTCGCCCACGAGGAAATTTCTGAGGCGCTTGACGCCTTGGACGCGGCGGCAACAGCCGCTCGCGCCTCTGCGGTCATCGGAGCCCCTGAGGGGCTGGCAGTCGTGGTGGCGCGCATCGCTACGGTGGCGTTGGTTGCTGGCGTGGCCACCCTTGCAGTACGATACACAGAGCGCGGCCGCGCGTTGCGCGAGCGGGCGGGCCGCGCCGCGGTCGTCTTGTATAATCGTGTGCACCCGCCCCCCCCTCCACGTAGGATTGCGGATGGGCGGGTCGCCCCCGGCAAGGCCGAAGAGGACGATGACGCTGAGGAGATCCCTCGCCATCGCCCTGCGCGCCGCGGCCGCCGCGGCGGTGGCGCCGGGGCCGCCGCCGCGGGACCCGCGGCCGAGGCCGCCGCTCGTGATTGGGACCACCCGGACGCGCCACCCCTGCACGAAGCCCCGCCCCGCGCCTTCTACCCGGAGAATGCGGACTTTGTCGTGGACGCAGTGTTCGGGGAGGACGGCCACATGGTTGAGGATGACGACTGGATCCCGCCGGTGCGCGGCATCGCCGATACCATCAACAAGGTGCGTGCTGCTGCGGCCGGCATGGAGGAGGCCCTTGCACGACGTGATCCCATAGAGACTCCCATCCTGACTCAGCGTCGGTTTCATGTGCCGCTTAGCGCATGGGTCATCGCGGGGTCCTGGACCACCCTCAGCTGGTGTGTGGCCCTGCGGGGCCGCTCCAGTCTGAACGTGGTGGAGTTCGTTGCCGTCGTGGCTTCCGCGGGCGCCCAGGTGTTCTGCCTGGCCGCGCTCGGTACCGCGCCAACGCTCTATGAGGTGCGGCCAGTCGTCGCGGACCCTGCTGTGGGGGAAGAGCTCCGCACGGGACGGCCCCGCCAGGCGCTCCAATGGTGTGGCGCCTCAACAGTGCCCGCGGGCGCGCTCACCATGCTCGCAGCATGCGCATCCGGCGCTGGCCGCGGTACCTCCCGCGTAGTAGTCTCTGCCGCCCTGTCCACGGCCGTCAGTGCCGCCTGGTTCGCTTTCGTGATCCCGGGGGACTGGCCGTTTTACTACCGCAGTGAATTCAGCAGCCCGCGTGAGGAAGTGCGGGCGCGGGCGGTGTACGCTGGCTGCACGGTGGAAGTGATGGAGGAGCTCCTTGGAGTCGTCTACCTGAACCCGCGGACGCAGCTGACCGCGAAGAGCGCACTCAGCCGTGCGAAGCGCTTGCTGCGCTCGGGAGAGCACGGCTCAGAGTGGGACATCCAACGTGCGGCTACGGCAGCCATGCCAGCATGGCAGGGTGAGCTTGAGGCCGCTGATGTGGTCGCCCGCGATACGATGACCGGCATTTTTGGCCGCGCCCTCTTGGGCGCGGTCGGCCCGAATGGTGGGCCGTTTGCCCGCGAATAGGTCGTGTCCGTTCGAGAGCGCGCACATTGCGCGGTGTACGAGCTCAACCTCCACGAGGAGGTGGTCCGCCGGTTCATCCTCGCCAAAGGCACAGTCATCCACACTCTTCCCATCGAACGTGGCCCTCACACGCGTCACTACATCCGTATAGCAAGGCCCCCCGACCCATTCGACCTGCTGTACCAACCATATATGCATCAAAATTGCACCTGTAATCAAATAATAGCAGTCGCCACCCGCGTAGGGGGCGTCTGTGTCCAACCTAAATCCGCCGGCATCAGAGCACTCAAACGCATGCAACGGATAATCTGCCGCGCGCACTTCCTACCCAATTCGGTGGGCAAGATGCGTGTGGGGGATGTCTACAAATGCTATACTGGAGCCAAGGCGACGAAATATTTCAATGCGGCCAAGTTCGTTTCTGAACACGCCGCCAACCTCACAGCTGTACACGCAAGGATACAGCTTTTCATCAAAGCAGAGAACACCAACCCGTGCGCCAAAATGAATCCCCCTCCCCGGGCCATACAGTTCCGGGACATCCGTTTCGGTGTGGTCCTAGCCGCTTATTTGAAGCCCCTCGAGCACGCGTTTTATCGCATGCGCGGGGGCCGGGGCCGCTATGCGCGGCAAGTCCCATGGTCACGTCCGATCGGCAAGGGCCACTCGTCCACCGGCCGCGCTAGGATGCTGCGCGAGAAACTGGCGGGTGTGAAGGACGCCTGCGTCATCAGCCTCGATGCCAAGCAATTCGACAAACACGTCTCCCTTGCACTGCTACAAATCGAGCATGCTTTCTATCGCTGGGTCAATCACGATCCGGACTTCGCGCACCTACTGCAATTGCAGCTCACCAACCGCGGGTCATCGCGGGAGGGAGTGAGCTACAAGGTGGTGGGCAAGCGTATGTCAGGCGACATGAATACCGCTCTGGGCAACTGCCTCCTCATGGTCCTCATGGTGACAACCGCCATGGAGGGGCACGTGTATGACATCCTTGATGATGGTGATGACTGCCTCGTCATCCTCCCCCGCGCCGACCTGGCCTGGGCCCTGAACCACCTCCCGGCAGCTTTTCTGACCTATGGCTTCGAGCTAAAGGTCGAGGGCTTCTGGGGGACGGAGGGGCCCGGCTGGTCCATGGCGCAGGTGGAGTGGTGCCAAAGCAATCCCATCGAAATCACCACCAATGAGTGGCGCTTTGTCCGCAATCCCATCAAGGTGCTTTCCACCGCCCTGCAGGGTTCGAAGTACTTTACTAGCATCGGTGCCCGTGCTAAGCTGATCAACACGATTGGCCTGGCGGAGCTCATGCTCAACAACGGTGTGCCCGTGCTGCAGGAGTACGGGCTGGCTCTCATGCGCAACTCCGGCACTAAGGCCATCCTCAAAATCCAGGAGACCGATGATCTCTGGTACCGCATAACCCGCGAGTTGGGCGAGCGGAACATGAAGCAACTGGCTCGGGTGGACCCCTCCCCGCCGACGTGGGAGGCCCGAGAGTCTTTCGAGATAGCTTTCGGCATCTCACCGACCGACCAGCTGGTGTGGGAGGAGCTGTTGCGCAATTGGTCATTCACGTTTAATACCACGACTGAGGTGGGCCCCGCCCCACGCGACTGCAAATGGCACCACAACCACCAGTGTGCCACTGACCAGGCCTCCCCCAGGACCAACCCGGAAACACGTGACCGTTACCCGAAGACCACACTCCTGCCAGTTTGAGCCCATGTTATCATTGTAAATTTTATCACTGCCCGCACTCAGTGCGGGCACGCCGCGGGGCGTTACCACCGTGTACAAAAGCCACTGGGGCTCATAACCAGATTGTAATCTTAATAGTCCACGGACTCAAAATTGTACAGGGAGCAACAGCACCGCAAGGTGCGGGGTGTGGCGCCCCTCCTCCCTATGCCAGCCAACAACCAACACCACCCTTTCTTTTCTGAACATGACCTTCTCTACCAAATCAACAGCAAAGAGCACAACCCGCGCGGAATCCACCCGCGCCACCGCCAAGTCCCGCACCGCTGTGCGGGCACCCAAGCCCAGCCAGAAGAAGGCTGGCAATGCGGCGCGGAAGCCGGCCCAAGTGGGCCCGAAGGCTCCCGCCCCGCGTGGCCAAGCACGCCCCGGCGCCGGCGCCGGGGCTGCGCTGCCACGGCGTGCCGGTCCACGCGCCCCGAGGCTTTCCCCGGCGGAGCTCGCTGAGCACCACCGGTTGATGGCCGAGGAGCGCGACCGGGCCGGCGTCATCGCCCACGCCTACCCTGAGTCGGATGGTGAGGAGCATGCTCCACTGGCTTTCGCGCAGCACGTCGAGTCCACCAGCAAGTCCCGCCGGGTCCGGCATTCGGAGATCTTCCACACCGTCCGCAGTGACGAGGAGGGGATCCCCGTGAAGCTCTTCGGCAACGCGGGGCTGGTCGAATTCAACCCGTGGCTTTCCGTCGAGGCACGTGCTTACGAGCAGTACGAGTACAAGGCCGCCTGCATCAAGTGGATCCCCGTCGGCCCGGCGACTCGGGCAGGCTCCATCACCATGTCCTGGGACCCAGACTCCAATGACGCACCTCTCTCCACTACCGTCGACCTCATGCAGCGGGAGACGTCTGTCCTGGGCAGCCTCTGGGCGCCTACCGAGATGGACCTCCCTTGCCGCGCCACGTCCCGCTTCGTTCGCAACGCGGCGCAGACGTTTGAGGACTCGGCGCGACAGCTGTATGACTTCGGCGCCCTTACCTTCCTCGTCAACGGCCTCACGGCGGACACCACGGGCGTTCTGGGTTACCTCGAGATCCACTACGATGTGGTTTTCACGGCACCTGCCGCGATCAGCGAGGCAGTCACTGACTCCCCCATCCTGCTTTCCGGCGAGACAGGCCTCTTTGGCGTCATCACCAATCCGGCCGAGATGGCAACGCAGTGGATGGGCGCGGAGACGCTCGCTCCGGGGGGCAAGGTGTATTTTCCCCGCGAGGATCCATCGGGCGCCACCGTTATGAGCTCGACGTTCAGTCGTGGCCACATGCCCATCGCCACTGAGTTCCTCAAAGGTACCGCAACCACTACCGCCGTGCCGTACGTCAAGTACACCTGTCTGGCGAGCGGAGTTTACAACTTCCGCCAGACCTCGGTCTCGTGGGGCGCCTACACTGGACCCACGGCGGGTGATGCCTGGTTGAGCAACCAGCTCCCTCTCACCTTGTACCACCCACGGGTTGGCTACTCGCCAGGCCAGGGCGACTACCCCTGGGAGACTGCGCCGGCATTTGCCGAGGAGAACCTTGTCAGCACGATGGACTACTCCCAGGCGCTCACCACAGCACACAACTATGACGTCACGGGTACCGGCGTCTACCGTCCGGTTGACAACCTCTCGGCTACCCGCCGGGCGGAACTGGTCAAGGCTGGCTTCACGGATGAGCACTTCGGCGCTCTCGCCACCATCGGGGCGGTTGCCATGGTGCTCGGCGAGGTCCTCATGATGGCACCGCGCGTCATTGATCTCGTCGGCCGCCTCATCAAGATCCATGCCTCCGTCACTAGCCAGTCGACCCGCATCGAGCCTGACACCGCAACCTATCGCGCTGTCCTGGCCAGCCTACCTGCTGAGGTACGTGCCGCAGTGGTCAACGGCCGTCACCGTCTCCCGTGCACCAGCTCCGCGGTGACTGACACCATCACGCTCACGCCACCCTTCGTAAGCACGCCCACGGGCGAGCCCGACGAGTACCGAGGCTCCCGCGAAGCGCGCGGCGAGCCACCGAGCATTGACTCCAATGGCGCCGGCGCCGCCGCTGCCAGTGCGGCAGGTAGTCAGGGGGCTGCCACTGTACCGGCCGGATCCTACCCCCACTGCTAGTCCAGGGAGACTAGCAACCTGTAATACTAATCCAGACTAACAAGTCTATAACATGATACATCTAGCCCTCGGCGCAAGAACGTCGGGGGCGTGGGCAGCAGGCGTATAGGCGCTTAGGGGAACTGGCGTTCCTCCCCACGGCAGCTACTCAAGCGAGAGTATAACCGCAAGTTGCGCCTAGTGGTCGCCGGCCAAGGCCGGTGACCGCAGAGCAGCATCTAGGCTAACAGGCCTATAATAACATGGACACAAGCCTCCGGTGTAAGCACACCGGGGGCGTGGGCAGCACGCACTTGTGCGCAGGGGAACTGGCGTTCCTCCCCACAGCAGCCAAGCTCTCGCCCCCCAAGCGAGAGTTGCCCTCTGACTCACCCTGCAGGTAAGGGGAGGGGGCATCCCATTGACAGGCCGGTGCCATCGTACATCGGCTGGTAGGGAATTAGGGACGATACTGGCCACACAAGCCAGGCCACACGGCACGTGAAAGCCGAAGAAGTGGTGGCTCAATTGAGTCGGAGAGGCGAACGCCCCGCAGCGAACTTTTGCCCCGGAGTCGGGTATCGTTAGACCGGTCGGGCCGAGCCAACAACGCACACCGCTACGCAGTTTAGTAAGTGCACGAACAACCGCCGTCGGGCAGCCACAGAATAATACATTGGTAGCCTACGCCGCGCGACATCTCTAGCAGTTTGGAATGCTGCCCTCCGCCAGCGTTGCGGTGACAAACGAGATGAAGCACCCGGGGTCGCTCCCGGGCAGGAAGAAGGCCAGAAGAGGACGGTTGGGAGTGCATGGGAACGGTACGAAATGTGTGTCGGAAGGGTTCGACCTTGGCTGGCTAGCTCACGCCCCTCAACGAAGGGACATGGTGCTCGGTAAGCCGCGGGAACGGAACTTCGCCACGCCCGCTTAGCGGGTGAGAGTAGGCGTGCCTTAGGAAGGGCGCGCGGAACTCATCTCCAAGCGTGTCCAGCGCAATACAAACAATGGACAGTGAAGTGCAGCACTCTCTGCACAACCGCGTCGCTAGCGGGATATAAGTCTACGCGACCCATACCGGTGGAGGACAAGAATCACACACCTCACCCCCCGCGTCGCCCCCCCTGGTAAGGGCGGTGGCGCGTGGGTCCGGCAGCCCTTGGGCCCCTGAGACGGGGGGGCCTTCCGGTTCATAGCGAATCGCTCCCGTTTAGGAGCGAGGTCCCTGGTCAGGACCGAAACACACGACCCCAGATCATCTGCAGATCGACAACCGACAAGCCACACGTTACCCCCCTCTCTCGACTCGCGTGGCCCTTGCAGAACCCCCCCCGGCAAATTCATAGCAGAAATGCATGCACCACTGGCCCC